GGCCAGGCCGCGGGATTCGACCAGCGACCAGGCGATGCGCCCAGCCGGGGCAAAGCCCGCGGCCAGGATTTTGGGCAGGAAGTAGAGCGGAGCGGACATGATCAGGCGGTGGCGTCGAGTGCGAACCGGAGTTCGAGGGTCGCGGCCTCGCCGGCGGCGAGCGTGACGAACAGCCCCGTGATATCCACGGTGAACGGGTTCGTCAGTCCGCAGTTGGTCGACCAGATCGTGGCCTTGCCGGCCTTCAGGCTGATCGTGTTGCCGGGCGCGGAGCCGGAGTTGGTCTCCAGCAGGATGTCCCGAGAGCATTTCAGGAAGAGGCCCATGATCTGGGAGACGTCGATCGCCAAAACCAGGGCCAGGTCGGTGCTGGCCCCGGGAATCGAGATGCTCAGCTCGATGGGCTCGTCGCCGTCGATCTCTTCGGAGTCTTCCAGCTTTTCAGAGCCGCGGCCCCAGCCGCGGGTCAAGGTGTATGGGACGGTCATGTGAGTGGTCAGTGGTCAGTGGTTAGTGGTCGGTGGTCAGTCTCAGGCCGTCGCCAATTGGCGACTCAGGTAATCGTGCTGCCGACCGTCACGGCCAGGGCATTCGTCGAGGCGCTGGCCGCGCGGAGGTGGAGCTGCAGGCCGGTGGTGGCCTCACTGTGGCCGCCGCCCTGGGTGTTCTGCACGGCGATCAGGCCGTTGGTCGCCGTAAACTTGATGTGCGAGGCCACGGCGTCGGCCACGTAAGGGGCGCCGCCGGAGGCGTCGCTATTGGCCCTGCGCAAGTAGACGCTCAGCGACGTGAGCGCGGTTCCGACCAGCCCGACGGAGGTCCATGCCTCCAGGGACAGGCCTCGTAAGGTGATGACGGGGTTGATCGAGCGGATACCGACGAACGTATCGTAAGGCTCGCTGGCAGAACCGGCCTGGATCAATTCGATGCCCAGGTCGATGTCGGCCTCGGTAATGCCGGCGATCGGTGTCTGGTTGATCACCACCGGCCCGAGAGAGAAGAACTCGGCGGCGGTAGGCGTGCCGGCGCAGGCCACGCTGCCCACCGGGTCGAGCGGCGCATTGCTGCCGTCGTAGAGGGCCAGCAGGTGGGCGTCGGCCGATGATTCGGCGTTGTGGCGGGCGGTGATCCGCCGCCAATAGAGCATGGCCTTGGCCATGCGGAGTCGCGTGTGCGTGGCGGTGGCCAGGGCGACGCGCGTGCCCAGGTTGGTCGCCTTGCGGTAATACAGGTCGGTGTTGCCGGCGGAGAGGTCGGCGCCAAAGATGCCCGCTTCAGTCAGGAGCGTGGCCAGTTGCGTGGTGCGAAATGGGACCTCCGGCTTTAGTCCCCGGATGCCGCGAAAGAGCGGCTGATAGAGGCCGGCCCCCTGGCCCAGGAAGTGCTGCGCCGCCGGCGCGGGCGTGGCCTCTTCGACCTGGCTGTAGAACTGGGCGGGCGTCTGGATGCCGTGCAGGATATGGATCGTGAAAACGCTCATTCGACGCATTCCTTAAAGGACCGGGCAATTCATTGCCCGGGTTCCGAGGCCGGGGGGCAGTGGGCGGGGGTCAGTGGTCAGGCCGCGGCGTGGAAATAGCCGGCGACCGAGAGTTGTCCGGGACTGTCGGCAGTGATGGTCTCGGTGCGGACCTCGCCGGTGCCGCTGGCCTCTTTCCAAAAGGCGTCGGCGAAGACGATGTTCAGCTCGTCGCGCTCTTCCCGGGTGATCGTCTTGACTTCCTTCTGCTTGTCGGGCTGGCCCGACTTGAAGGGGACGACCGTCATGTAGTGCGGGCCGGCCATGCGGATCGTGACGCGCGTCGGATAGGCGTGAACCACGCCCGTGTTGCTCAGGTACTCGCGCAACAGGCCCGTGTAGACCAGGTCGACCAGCCCGCCCTCCAAAACCTTGCCGTGCTCGGCCTCCCGGATCTTGCGGCGGATGTAGCCGGCGGTGCGGGCCTGGTAGCCGTAGCGGCCGCGGGCATCCTGCTCGAAATGCCGTTTCAGAAAGTGCTCGTGCCAGTAGCGACCCACCGCGGCATGGGCCGCCTTGTAGGCACGGTTGCGGCCGCGGGCCGACATGAAGGCCGCTTCCCGCTCGGTGATCTCGAACTCGATGAGGATCATGTCTCAAATCCGGCTCCAGGCCACGTCCACCAGCGCTACCCAGTATGGCTGTTTCTGGCCGGCCACCTGCGGGCGCGAGAGCATGGGCGGACTTACGAGGGTGATCTTGTCAATCGCCAGGCGTTCATCGTCGCCCTGGAGCGCGGCAATCTCGCTCAGGACCTGGCCGACTTGGTTCTCAAAATACGTCTGGCTCCAATCGCTGCGGGTTGGGTACCGGTCTACGTCCGAGAGGATCACGCGCAAGACGCCGCCGTCCGGGCGGAGCTGCCGGTTTGTGACCCGCGCCAGGCCGAAACTCTGGGTGGAGACCACGGCCACGGGCTTTTTCACGTCCATCAGGTTCGTGTTGTTGCGGAGATGCGGGTGATGGACGCGGGCCAGGGCCTCGCCCTGCGAGTTGGTCTCGGTCCATTGCTGGAAGGCGGGCGACTCGGCAATCAATTCCGCCAGCCTGCGCACGGGCGTGCTCAGCGGGCCGGAGGCATCGACGTTCTGGATCTCATCAGCCATCTGTGTGAATTCCTGACCACTGGCCACTGGCCACTGGCCACTGGCCACTACCCCTTTTGCGTCTGCGTGGCGCCGATCTGCTCGACCCGCTCGCGGATGAAACGCAGCAGCCAGGTGTCGGCGGTCATCTTGAGCACGCGGTCGAAACTCCAGGGGTCGGGCTCGCCTGCGCGGAACAGGCCGTCGCCCAGGCGCGGGCGCTCCACGCCTCCCAGGACGACGCCGCCATAATCGAGGGCCTCGTCCCGGGCCAGGCGGACGTCGATCTCCTCGACGGAGACCAGCCCGTCCGGGCGCTCGCGGAGGTCGCTCGTGGCCGGCTGGACCAGCGCGCGAACCGTGCGCGGCGGCCCGGCCGCCGGCTGGTAGGTCAAGTCCTCGGCGAAGTAATCCGCGCTCAATAGCGCGCCGCCAAGGACCTGCCTGCGGAGTTCCGCGAAGGTGGTGGCCACGATGCTACGACCGCTTGTAGAGGATCTCCCAATAGTCCAGGTAGGCGACCGGGGCGGTGCTGCCGCTGGCCTTCGAGAGCAGCACGTTGGGCTGGAGGTAACAGCCGGTCAACGCCGGGGCCGCGAACGTGGTTTTGGGCGCCAGGCGCGCGAGCTTGCCGTTGGTGCCCTCGCCGAAGAAGCGGATGTCGCTCAGGCCGTTGCGGAAGCTGATCTTGAAGGTCCTGAAGGTGGTGCTGAGGATCTGGCCGCCGGACGCCTTGTCGTCGTTGTCCGTGGCATTGTCGTCCGTCTCCAGGACCACGGCCGTCGAGGCCGCCAGCTTGAACTGGGCGTTATAGGTCGGGGTATCCGGGTTGCTGCTGCGGGCGCTGGTCAGTCCCCACACGAGGCTCTGCGCGGTCGTGCAGTTGGCGGCCATCGCCAGCCGGAAGGTGGCTTCCAGGATGTCGTCGGCCTTGAACGACAGGATGTCGCCGTGGTAGACGCCGGCGCCCTGGGCCTCGCTGGTGGCGTCCAGCGTCATCGCCAGCACGCCTGGGCCGATGCTGGCGATCCCGATCACGGTCGGCGTGCCGTTCGTCTTGTCGTAGATGTACTGGGCCGCCGGGCCGGTCCCGCTGGCGACCAGCGTCAGCTTCTGGTGGCCCAGAAAGTCGTCGAAGTAACGTTCGACTGCGTTGTACATGGGTTATTCCTTCGGAAGGTGGTCAATGTCAGTGGTCAGTGGTCAGTGGTTGGAGGAGGAGTCAGGAGCCAGGAGTCAGGAGTCGGGGATCAGGCGGAATAGCCGGTGTGCTCCACCAGGCCGCGGTAATCGACCAACACGGCGGCGCCCGTCTGGCGGACCTTGAACTTGCGGGCGTCATTGTCGTTGTCGATCCATGATTCCATGTAGGGCGTCTCTTCGCCTTGCAGGAACCGCAGCTCGATGGTGTCGATCTGGCCGGCGTCGGCGGCCGCGTACCACTTGTGGACGGAATCGGCGTCCAAGAGGGATTCGACCACCGGCTCCAGTTCCCCGTAGTAGGGGCTGATGACGCCGGCGTTGCTGCTGGCCGGATCGGACTGCGACCGGCAGTAGCTTTTGGTGGTCCCCTCCAGCGCCACGGGCACGATCACGAAGCGGGGCGCCGTGTTGAGGTAGGTGTCGGTGTTGAGTCCGTGCTGGCCGCGCATGCAGGATGAAATGAGCTGCATGGTGGCCGTCGAGGGCGGCGCGGCGGTCGTGCTGCCCGTGCCCAGCAGGTTGGCCCCGTGGCTGCTCGCGTGGAACAGGGCCACGGCGTCGGCCATGTCCGGGTTGCCCGTGAGGATCTTGTAGACGGCCTTGTTGAAGGTCCGCGCGGCCGAGTTCCCCAGGAGTTGGGGCAGGCGGCTGAGGGCCGAAAGGTCGTCGTTCAGCATCAGTTGCCTCGTAAAACTGATGACCTTCCCGAACGTCTCGACGACGTAGTATTCCCGGTCGTCGCTCAGTCCGGTTTCCTCGGGATAGTCCCTTCCCTCGGGGATGTTTTCGAGGTCCCCGACCTCGCCGAACTTGACGATGCTGTTGAGCTTGAAGTCCACGACCGGATCGCCCTGGCGGACCCATTTTCGGCAAGAGACCGGTGCCTCCTGGTATGCGCGGGTGAGCGACTTGCGGGCCGAGTTGAGGGTCAGGTTGGCGAAGCTGGCGGTGCCGAAGTAGGCGCCGGCGCCGGCCGACGCCATGATGGCCGGGTTGTCGGACGCCAGGGCCAGGCGGGCGATCTCCATGCGGGACATGCCCTGCGTGCGGATGCCCATGCGGCGGAGCGACTCGGCCGCCAACTCGATCAGCGAGAAGCCGAAGAGCTGGCGGGCGCCGCCCGACAACTTGTCGCGGGACACGGCCCACGCCGGATTGGCGGCGTTCAGGCAGCGGGCGTCCAGGGCCTCCTGCGCCACGGCGCCGAACTTTTCCAACTCGCTGCCGGTGGCCGAGAACTGCACCTGGGGCACCGGCTCGTTGATGCCGGACAGGACGCGGCGGATTTCCTTCTGCACATCCGCCAGCGGCAGCTTGCGCGTGGCCAGCTCGGCGGTGGCCTTCTCATCGAGGCCGACCAGCTCGCAGCAGGCGCGGGTCTGCTCGGCCAGGGCCGAGGCCTCGGCGGATTTTTGGGCGTTGAGCTTGGCGACTACGGCGTCGGCGACCGCGTCGACCGTCACTGCCGGCGGGTCGGCCGGCTTCTTGGTCTTGGGCGGCTCGTCGCCGGCAGGCGGCATGAGCCGCGCCAGGCAGGCGGCGGTCTCGGCCGCGGTGGCCGGCGCCGCCTCGTTCTGGGCGGCGAAGTACGCCTTGGCGGCCTCTTCAGTGGTGTCGGTGATCAGGCCGCGGACGAACAGTGCGGCGACGAGTTTCTTGTCCATCGGGTTACCCTTTGCTCCAAGGTGGGAAGTTGGCGAATGAATGCCGGCGGCGCCCGCCGGTCGAAAAGACTTCTCCAGCTCGTCGACGACTTGCTGGAGGGTGGCCACGCGATCGACAAGGCCGGCGGCCTTGGCGTCGCGGGCAAAGAGCACGTCGCCCTCGCCGTAGCCGCCCTTGACGGCGGCCGGCTTTGTGTTGCGGTTGCGGGCCACGGCCTCGATGAACAGGCCGTAGGCCGCGTCGACGTACTCCTGCAGCTTTGCGCGGGACTCGGCCGAGAGCGGCTCGGCGTCATTGCCCACGGTCTTGTAGCGGCCCGCGGCGATGACGCTGCGGCGCACGCCCAGGGCCTCGTCCATGCGCGAGCGGTCGGCGTGGATCATGTAGACGCCGATGCTGCCGACCGTGGCAGACGGGCTGGCCACGACCTGGCCGGCGGCCGAGCCGATCCAGTAGGCGGCCGACGCCATTTGCGTGTTGGCGACCGCCACGATCGGCTTGTTGCCGTCGCGGGCCGCAAAAATCTGGTCGGACACCTCGGCCACGCCGCCGACCGAGCCGCCCGGCGAGTTCACGTCGAGCACCACGGCCTTGACGGCCGGGTCCTCGAGCGCGGCTTGCAGGGCCGCGGAGAATTGCTCGGTGCTGGTGCCACCGCTGAAGCGCTGCACGAGGTTGAGTCGCTGGGCGATCACGCCGCTCAAGGGCAGGATGGCCACGCCGCCGGCGGTGACCTGATATGGTTTTTCGGACGGCCCGTCTGCGGCCGACGGCGCAAAGGCGGCCAGCTCCTCGGCCGTCAGCGGACCATCCTTGCGGCGATCGAGGAAGGCCAGGATGTCGTTGAGCTTCTGCGGCGTGATTGCCCAGGGCGTGGCAAAGAACGATGCCAGCACGCGGTCGATGTTATGTGACTTCGCAACGGGCATCGGTTCATTCCTCGTACCAAACGCAGGTCGCCCGGGCGGCCACCTGCGAGGTGCTGTAGAGCTGGACCTTCTTGTTGTTGGCGTCGCCCTTCAGTCGGGCCCGCAGCGACACCACGACCGTCGAGTTGGCCGCCATGTAAAACGCGGCCAGGACGTTGGCGGTGCTCTCCATCTGCACCAAGACGAGCGCGGCGCCGGAGACGCTGATCACCAGGTCGGTAATCACCGCCTTCTTGCCGGTGCCCGGCGCAGCGAGGTCCAGCGGCGACGAGAGGTCGGCCGACGTGGCGAAAGTCCGTGTAACGCTCTGCGAGACGCCAGACACGGCCACGGTGAGCGTGGCCGCAAGGTAGCCGCTGACGGCCCGCAGGATGTTCTTGATGCCCTTCAGCAGCCCGATCGCGGTCCGGGAGGTGGTGTCCTCATCGGAACCGGCCGGCGCGGCGGCGACGGTGGTCGCGCCCAGGGCGGCGTCGTCGCCGTCGCCCAGGGTGGCCGCGCCGCTCAGCGTGGTAGTTTTGAGCGCGCCGGTCGTGTCGTCGATCATCAACGTGGCCGCTGGCAGCGGGACCGCGCTATAGGACATTGGCGTTGCCTCCGGCGGCTTGGTTTTGGTTTTGGTTGGCCGGTTCGATGTTCTCGTTTTGCGTGACGTTGATCCGGCCCGGGTAATTCGTGGTGAGGTCCAGCCCGAGGCCCTTGACCAGGCCCATTTCCAGGGCCCGCTGCTTGAGGACCCTGCGGTAATTACGCTGGTGGCCTGCGCATTCCTCTTGCAGGGTCGAGAGCCCGGCCTGGATGCGGGATATGGCCGCGTTGGTCTCGTCGACGATCTGGATCTCTTCCCAACCCGGCGGGGTCAGGTGCGTGGCCAGCCAGCGGTACGGGTCGTTGCGCATCTGCTGCGGCGAGACGCTCCGCACGCGCCCCACGGCGACCAGTTGGCGGACTACGGCCTGGCGGATGGGCAGGACCACGCGGCGCCCGAAGCGACCTTGCTCCGTGCGATAGAAGACCTTGTCCTTGTTCTGCGCGGACCGCGCGGAGGAAAACGACGCCTCGGCCGTGTCGCCGGTCAGACCCAGGTAGGTCAGGCCAATGCCATTGGCCAGCGACTGGAGAATCAACTTGATCCACGGCCCCGCGGCCGCATTCGGGCGGCCCGGGTCGATGGTGCTCACGTCGTCGCCGGCGCCGATGTCGGCGATCGTGCCGGGGCCGAGTTTTTCCAGCGGGTTGCCGGCGGCGTCGGCTTCGTCGCCGTCGTCGAGCATGCCCAGGCCGGTGCCGGCCCCCTGGGCCCGCTTGATGGCCACGGTAAACCAGCTTGCGATCCGCGCGGCGGTCATCTCGTCGCCCACATATTGCGACATGTCGCGCAGGGCCTGCAGGATCGTGGCGAACCAGGTCACCCCGCGTGTCTGGCTGGGCCGCAGTTTGCGATAGTAGTGGATCACGCGCTCGGCCGGGATCCGCATGCGGTCGGCCGAAATGAAGATGTTTTCATAGGGGTGGTGCGCCCAGAAGTGGAAGGCGATCTTCCTTCCCAGGCGGTCGTACTCGATGCCCCGCTTGAGATAGCCGCCGTCGGCCAAACGGACGCCGTCGTGCGTGTGATCGAGCTGCTCGGTCTCCAGGACCTGGAAACAAATGGGCACGATCCGCCGGGGCCGCGGGTCGTCGACCCGGATCAAAAAAACCTCGCCGGCCTCGGCCGTGTCGCTCAGGGCGACCGACTGCATTTCGGCAAAGTCCATTTCGCCGAAGAAGTCGCACTCATTCTCGGCCCAGCGGCGGAACCAGGTGTCGATCTCCGTGTTGCTCTCTTCGTCCAGCTCCTCGCCCACTTCAATGGCCGACTCGCTGACGATGCCCTCTGCGCCAACCGTGTTTTCCACGATCCGCCGCAGGGCCTGCGCGGCCCAGGGCTCGTTGCGGGCCAGGTCCCGCGCGCGGGGCACGAGATTGTCCCAGGCGGCCATGATCGCCGCGTCGCCCGAGTAGTGGGCGGTGATCCAATCGCGGTTCATGGGCGTCTGCGCGGCGCCCTCATAGGTATGCACCCCGCCGAGCCGGGCCGCGGCCAGGGCGTTGCGCCTCAGTTGCCGGGAGAGCGACGGGCGCGGGGGCGCGGGCCGGGGCAGCGCGGGGAGGTCCACCGCCGGGGCCGGCGTCGAGGGATCGACGATGATGGAGGTGGTGTAGGACAACGGACCGATCGAGTGGTCAGTGGTCAGTGAGGAGTGGTCAGTGACCATTCATCTGCGGATTGGGGAGGCGAGGCGGAACATTTGCCCGCCTTCGGCGGCCGACTGGCGGCGGAGCTCGGCGACCGTATCGCGCAGCTCGCGGATGCTGTATAGCTTGGCCGTCATGCCGCCGTCGCCCCATTCGCTGGCCGGGGCCTGCAAGGCTTGCAGCAGCGCGGTCTCGGCGGCGTCGAGGAGGTCGGCGGTGGTGGCCATCAGTGGAGTGTAGCCCGCCGGGCGGCCGAAGCGGCCGGGCGGATTACAATGTTTGTAAAGAAGGGGAAGTGGTCAGTGGTCAGTGG